CCAATTATGTAAGTGTTGCTCCTGGTTCGGATTATACAGCTGTAATAACAGGTGTGGCGGGGGTAGGAAACCTGGTCACCATTACTTGTGTATGGGATGCAAATTATAATGGAAGTCATTCTTCTATTTCAACAAATAGAACAGCTACAATAGATGTGTTTGTAGCATTGATAGATTAAATTATTAAGGAGAAATAAAATGAAAGTTACTTTCGATGAAATAATAGAAGTAGTACTCGAACACGAGGGAGGCTACGTTAACGATCCGAAGGATCCAGGAGGGGAGACCAAGTACGGTGTCTCTAAGCGTGCGTACCCGAATGAGGATATCAAAAACCTCACGGAAGAGGGTGCTAAGGATATTTATAGAAGAGATTATTGGGATAAGAACCGCTGTGCGGAACTTTCCGAAGACCTTCGTCACATATACTTTGACATGTGTGTCAATATGGGTGCTGGACGCGCGACTAAGATCATGCAAGAAACAGCAAACGCTAAAGGAGCCAATCTAAAAATAGACGGAGGTATGGGCCCAATGACTATAGGAGCCATGAAGAATGTGGAGTTAGAACGAGTTAGAGCTTACAGGGTGAAGTATTATGCTACTCTTATCGAGCGCAAACCCGATTTAGCCAAATTTTACTTCGGTTGGTTTAAGAGAAGCTTGGAAGTCTAGGAAAAAACATGTCTGACCTTTTTTCAAAAAGATTAGTTTACGATACTATTTACGGTGAAGGTGCGGTAGTATTGGATTCTGATACTATTTCGCAGTTTTTGTACGAGACTGGAATACTTAGTGAGTCTACTAAGGCCGCTAACATTAACAGTATCTCTGACGAGGGATTGTACGATTTCTTTGCAAGTTTTGCCGATTACAAACGAATTACTGATAATAAGGCGAAGGTAATTTTAGGGTGGCCAGTTTTAAATTATATGCTTGATGATAATGCTGCTGATCCGTTTTACGAATTGAATATGACGACTAATACGGATATTAGTAGAGCTGATTCGGTCAGCTACGGTGGTGCTGTTCTTATGGGTACCACTACACCGGACAAGAAGTATATGAAGGAAATGGAAAAAATAGCTGCGGATTTAGGTTGGAGTATCGTTCGTTGGATGGGAGTGGGACCTAACAGGCAGAGTAAGGTTGTGGTTATACCGTCTAAGGATTTGGGAGAAATGCCGGCTAGGTTGAATGAGGATATTACCATTACTGTACAGTACAACGAAGCAGCGTGGCCTGCGACTGAGGATTTCGGAGCTAGTTCTGGAATGTTACCCTCTCCAAGTAGAAAGGGAGTAAAGAAAGCTAAGAAGCGAAAGGATAAATCTGTTTATTGTGAGGAAGAAAACAATATAGAAAAGATAATAGCTATATATCCTGGTAGGTTTCAACCGTTCGGTCCTCATCACGAGAAGACTTATAAATTTTTAACGAAGAGATTTGATAATGTTTACATAGCGACGTCTAATAAGAGTGGAGGAAGTAGACATCCAATGAATTTTTCTCAAAAGAAAAAGCACATGCAAAAAATGGGAATACCTTCATCCGCAATTGTTCAAGAAAGTCAACCGTACATACCAAAGGGTTTGTTAAGAAAGTTTGATGCTGATACTACTGCTGCAGTGTTTGCTGTGGGAAAAAAGGACGAAGGAAGGTTATCGGGTGGAAAATATTTTATACCGTACAGTAAAAATTACATGAGATTAGAAGGATTCAAGGAACACGGGTACACATTAAAAGCGCCACATATATCGGTTAAGGTGGGAGGTCATGAAATAAATGGTACTACGATGAGAAAATTATTAGGTTCGGAAAAATATGATTTGGGTATTAAGAAGAAATTTTTTAAGAAGATGTTTGGTTATTATGATCAGAAAACGTTTGATCTTTTTGTGAATTCGTTTGAAGAGGGATTAATTTTAGAAGGTGGTGCTTACGGTCATATGGCACATCCATTCGATGATTATGAATTGACTTTCGGAGACTTAAGGGAAATTATTGAAATGGGTCTTCAGGGTAAATTAGATAAGGAAGAGTCTGCTACTGAAAAACTAGACGGTCAGAATATTATGGTATCTGTTGTAGATGGAGAAGCAAAAGCTGCTAGAAACAAGGGAGATCTTAAACGTGGTGGCATGTCTTTAGATGATGTAAAGAATAAGTTTAAGCATCACATACCGACTGTTAGGAATGCTTTTGTGTATTCAATGAAGGATTTAAAATCAGCTTTAGAAAAATTTAGTAAGAAAGATCAGGAAGCACTGTTTGATAACGGTAAAAATTGGGCAAACATAGAGATAATCTATCCGGATACGAAGAACGTGATTGACTACGATGGTGGTGCACAGATTATATTTCACGGCATTCTCAAGTACGATGATAAGTGGAGTCCTCGGGGTGAAGTGAGGAGTGGTGGAGCTAAATTATCTACTATTATCAATAAGATAAATAAGGGTATACAGACTAAATTTGCGTTTAAGGGACCGAATGTTCTTAAAATAGCCAAGGCAAAGGATTTTTCTAAGAAGAGACAAAAATATTTCGGTACTTTGGACAAGTTACGTAATATATATAGACTGAAGGATTCAGATGAGGTTTCGTTATATCACCAACACTTTTGGTTAGAGTATATTTTGGCTGGCGCCAATTCCACAGATTATTCAAACATACCAGACAATATTTTATATCCACTTATGAAGAGATGGGCATTTAGTGATAAGTCGTACAAGATGACTGAGATTAATAAGCTAAAGGAAGATCATCCAGAGTTTGTAGATTGGGTTAAAGCTACTGAAAAATTAGATCATGCTAAGATGTTAAAGGAAAATATGCGCCCGTTTGAAGTATTATTTTTTGAGGTAGGAGCAGAGATATTGAGTAACGTTAGTAACTGGTTAGCTCCAAATCCAGATAAGACCGTACAAGCATTGAGAAGAGATTTAGCAAATGCGGCAAAACAAATACGTGGTAAGAAAGATCCATCTTCAATTGGTAAATTAAAAGCACAGCTATCTAAGATCGATTCAATGGGTGATCTGTCAAATTTAGTACCGTCCGAAGGTTTAGTTTTTAAGTACAAGGGTAAGGTTTATAAATTTACGGGTTATTTCGCACCGATTAATCAAATTACGGGCTTAATGAAATTTTCGAGATAAATTATGAATAGTGAAGATAGAGCATTAAAAGAAGTATTGTCTGGTAAAACACCAGAAAAACGAGTTATGGTCGGATATGAGGGTAAGGAGAAAAAACAGGGCGATATTAAGAGTAAACTTACCGATATAATGGCTGAAGTTCGTATGCCGTGGTTTTGTCCATCATGTAAAAAGATAATGAAAAAACGTTTAGATAACAAGTTTTGGAGACTGTTTAACCATTGTTTTGATTGTCAGCTTGCAATAGAACACGAAATGAGAGTTAACGGAACGTTTGAAACATATGAAAAGAAAAGATTTTTTGAAAATAGAAAAGCAGCAATATTAGACCAAATTCAATCGATAGAGAATTGGAAGAATCAGGGTGATATGGAAGTAGTTGAACCGGTTAATGTAAACACAGGTTTTGTTCACATTGATAGGTACGAGATTCCTAAGGAGTTAGTGGCTGAAGCGGATGAAGCGTTAGCAGAATTGAGAGTTACTCTAGTAAATGTAGATGCTAAGTTGGATGAGTTATATGCCGACTAAGACACAGATAAAACAGACAATTAAAGAAGAATACGTTAAGTGTGCATTAGATCCTGCATATTTTATGCGCGAGTATTGTTACATTCAGCATCCTATTCGTGGAAAAATAAAATTTGATTTGTATGATTTTCAAGAAAGAGTCATGAGTGATTTTAAAGATCACGATTATAATATTATTCTCAAAGCTAGACAATTGGGATTATCTACGTTATCTGCTGGATATTCTCTTTGGATGATGACCTTTCAGAATGATAAAAATATCCTTGTGATTGCAACTAAACAAGAGGTAGCAAAGAATTTAGTTACTAAGGTAAGAGTTATGCATAAGGAATTACCCAGATGGTTGAAACAAGATTGTGTCGAAGATAATAAATTGTCTATGCGATATATCAATGGATCGCAGATAAAGGCAATCTCTTCAACTAGTGAGGCTGGTCGTTCTGAAGCACTGTCTCTATTAATCATGGATGAGGCAGCATTTATAAAGAACATTGATGAAATATGGGCAGCATCACAGCAAACATTGGCAACTGGTGGTAAGTGTATTGCCCTTTCTACTCCGAATGGGATGGGAAATTGGTTTCATAAAACATGGTCAGATGCTGAAGCAGCTCAAAACAAATTTAATTTTATTAAGCTTCACTGGTCTATTCATCCAAACAGGGGAGATGTATGGAGAGAAGAACAGAACAAACTTTTAGGACCAGATATGGCAGCTCAAGAGTGCGATTGCGATTTTGTAAGTTCAGGAAAATCAGTTATTCCCGGTGAAGTATTAAAACATATTCAAGAAACTACAGTTTGTTCTCCAGTTGAAAAGAGATATCATGAGGACTTATGGATTTGGAAACCACCTGATTCAAATGGTAGATATTTGGTTTCTGCAGACGTAGCACGAGGAGATGGCGAAGATTTTTCAGCATTTCATGTTTTAGATTTGAATACGTTAGAACAAGTTGCAGAATACAAGTCTAAAGAAGATACGACGCGTTATTCTGGAATATTAATGTCAGTAGCAACAGAATATAATGATGCGTTATTGGTAGTTGAAAATAACAATGTTGGATGGGCTGTATTACAGGTCTTAATAGATAGGGATTATAAAAATTTATTTTGGATGAAAAAAGATTTGAAGTATGTAGATTCTAAAACTCAATATACCAACAAGTATAGGGGGGAAAACAAGTACATGGTTCCAGGATTTACTACTTCTATGAAAAGCAAACCATTAATCATAGAAACACTTTCTAAATTTATTAGGGAATCTTCAGTTAGAATAAACTCTATTAGATTAGTGGATGAATTATTTGTATTTATATTTAATAATGGTAAGGCTGAAGCGCTGAAAAGTTATAATGATGATTTAGTCATGAGCCTTGCTATTGGTCTTTGGGTTAGAGAGACTGCATTGAGGCTTTATGATGATGAGATGCAAATGACACGAAATACGATGGAAAAAATAGATAGTAATGCTGGTGTTTACAAGGTTGAGAATCATGAAGATCTCGGTTGGGAAATGCCAGTTGGAGATGAAATAGAATCATTAACTTGGTTAATAGGTAAGGAATAAAATGGCACAACAAGATACATTTTTTGATAGAATTAAACGATTATTTTCTACTAATGTTATAGTAAGAAATATTGGTGGTAGGAGGTTGAAGGTCGTAGATACGAGTCAACTTCAAGCTGGATCCAAATCATTAATGGATAGGTATACTAGAATGTATACAACTCAATCTGGTTATGGTGGATATATGGGGTATTCTGGAGAATTGGCTAAGGCTCAAAGAATATCTCTGTTTAGAGATTACGAAGCTATGGATGATGATGCAATAATTTCCTCTGCTTTAGATGTGTATGCGGATGAATCTACAATGAAATCTGAGTATGGAAATGTATTAGAGATTAAAAGCAATAACACTCAAATTGTCGAAATATTAAATAATTTATTTTACGATATACTAAATATAGAATTCAATTTATGGCCGTGGATTAGAAACATGTGTAAGTATGGAGATTTTTTCTTGCATTTGGAGCTAGCAGAAAAGTATGGAATTGTAAATGTATATCCTCTTTCTCCGTATGATGTGTCTAGAATAGAAGCATTTAATCCTGAGAATCCTCAAGAAACAAAATTTATTTTGGATGCTACTGATCCAAGAAATATGCCGGCTAACGCAAATAGAACAGAATTTGAAAATTTTGAAATAGCTCATTTTAGATTGTTGTCTGATTCGAATTATTTACCTTACGGTAAGTCTATGGCAGAGGGTGGTCGACGTACTTGGAAACAACTTTCACTGATGGAAGATGCAATGCTTATTCATAGAATTATGCGGGCTCCTGAAAAAAGAGTTTTTAAGGTAGATATAGGTAATTTACCACCTAGTGAAGTAGACACGTACATGAAACGAATCATTGATAAGATGAAAAAAGCTCCGGTCGTGGACGAAAATACAGGTGAATACAATCTCAAGTATAATATGCAAAATTTAACTGAAGATTTTTACTTACCTGTTCGTGGTGGAGATAGTGGAACAGCAATTGATGCTCTTCCAGGGTTGACATACGAAGCAGTTGAAGATATAGAGTATTTAAGAAATAAACTTTTAGCATCTCTTAAAATTCCAAAGGCCTTTTTAGGATATGAAGAGGAAGTAGGATCGAAAGCAACGTTAGCAGCAGAAGATGTTAGGTTTGCTCGTACTATAGAACGAATTCAGAGAATTGTTATAAGTGAATTGACTAAAATTGCGGTAGCACATTTGTATTCTCAAGGATACACCGATGCGGCATTAGTAGATTTTGATTTGGAGTTAACGAATCCGTCTACTATATACGAGCAAGAAAGACTGGATCTTTGGGAAAAGAAAAATGGTATAGCTAGAGATATGAAAGCTGAATCGTTAGTTTCTCACCAGTGGATTTACGATAATGTTTTTAACTTTAGTAATGAAGAGATTGAAAAACTTGCTGAAGAAGTCGTGGAAGATAAGAAAACTTTGTATAGGTTGTCTTCGATTGAGAATGAAGGTAATGATCCGGCACAACCAGCACAGGAAGGTCAATTGGATTCTCAACCCGGGATGGAAGATGAAGATGAAGATGATGATAAAAACAAAAATGTAGAATCAGATCGCGATCATGAAGATAGGGAGACGTACGGAGTCAGGGATGCATTGGGAAAATATGATTATACACATTCTGCTCAAAGAGACGATAGTCCAACTAAGCAAAATTATAGGGTTAGTCCGTTAGCATTATCTCATTTTGACTCAATGAAGAAGCATTATAATAAAAAAGAACTGAGATTGCTAAATGAAGTCGAGGACTTAGAGAACCATTTAAAAGAAAAACCTGCAAAATCAAAGTAATCTAATATTTATAAACGAATGGAAACAACTTAGTTAAGGGATTTGATGAAACATTCAAAATATAGAAATACGGGTCTATTATTCGAATTATTGACTCGACAAATAACTGCAGATATTTTAAATAATACGAAGTCTTCTACGGCTTCAGAGATTTTGAGGAAAAATTTTCACAAAAAATCTCAATTATTTAAAGAAAATCAACTTTTTAACGTTGTAATTGAAAGCAAGTTTAAAAGTAAGGATAGAGCAGTACACCTTGTAGAAACAACAGTTAAAGCATATAATAAGATAATCAATACGTCTGCTCTTAAGAGAGAAAAATATGAATTGATTAAGCAGATTAAGGAAAATTTTACGTTAACTGATTTCTTTCAGTCTAGAGTTTCTAATTATAGGCTTTTAGCAGCTATTCACAACGTTATAACTGAAAATTACGACAATTTGGCTTATCATTCTAAGAGTCATCATACATTGATTGAACATATGACCCGGGTAGTACGTACTAAAGAGTCGTCAACCTTATCTAGGTTGAGAGAAGAAAACAAAGATTTGCGAGCTTTGGCGTATAAAATATTGATTGAAAGATTTAATAAGAAATATAGCGCATTAAATTCTAATCAAAAAGAATTATTGAGAGAGTACATAAATAATATTTCTAACACAAACGGTTTGAATGAATTTATGGAATCTAAGTTTAAAAGTATTGTTCATGAACTTAAGAAAACGTTTTCAAAAATTAGCGATAAAGTGATTAAGATTAAGATTAAAGAGTGTATACATTTGATAGAGAGTACGAATATTCAGGGAAAACATACTTCTAATGTTTTAAAGTTGATGAGATTTTATCAATTGTTGGAGGATGTTAAACATGCAACTAAGTCTTAGAGAATTAGTACGTGAATTGATTCAGCAAGAATTAGAAGAAGCCAGTACTACTGGTAATATTGCTGGGTATCAAACCCCACATGCGTTTAGAAATGATGAAAAAGATGAGGAAGACGAATTGAAATTAAGTGATGGAATGACTGTTGCAAAAAAATTATCTGAGAGTACTTATTGGGATTACAGAAACGATGAATCAATGACAACGAAGCAGAAGCTTGCTAAGTCTATGATGAATATTCGGGATAGTATTTCAATGCTTGAAAGAGCTGTAAAGTACAATGTAAAATTAAAGAATGAAATGAAATTTGGATCTGATAGTTATTATAAGAGAACAAAAGTTGCCCTTAACAAAATTTCAGAAAAATTAGTTAGATTATCAACACGCATTAAGGATTTAATATAATGAACAAAAATCTTCTAGTAGACACTATTGCATTTGATGTATCACAAGATCAGATACATGAATCTATAACCCGTAATGCTGGTAGGTTAGTGGTAAAGGGCACTCTTCAGAGAGCCGAATCTACTAATCAAAACGGACGAGTGTATCCAAGAGATATTTTGGTTAGAGAAGCTAAGAAGTATACGTCTGAATTTATTAAAGAACGCAGAGCAATGGGTGAGTTAGACCATCCTGATAGTTCCGTTGTTAATTTAGCCAACGTTTCACATAATGTATTAGAGATGCATTGGACTGGAAACGATTTGGTTGGGACTATTGAAGTATTGAGCACACCTTCTGGTAACATATTGAAGGAGCTGTTCAAGAGTGGTATTAAATTAGGAATTAGTTCTAGAGGTTTGGGATCCATTAAGCAGGAAGCTAAGGGGGATGAAGTTCAAAAAGATTTTGAATTGATTGCTTTTGATTTTGTATCCAATCCGTCTACTCATGGAGCTTTTTTACAACCGGTTAATGAAGCGAAAGGTTCTAGGGGTGCACATGAAAAGTGGACACAAGTTGAATTAGCTATTAGACATATTTTATTGGGGAATTAAGATGAAACTCAAAAAGATTTTAGAAGAAAGTATCGGTGGCATGGTTGCTATGGAAGCTATTGGTGATTTTAAAGGCGGTAGTAGGGGTGCTAAATTATCTGCTATTGCTAAGCAAATTGTACAAAAGGAAGAAGACGATGCTATAATGCCTCGCGAAGATTTAATTAAAAACGTTTCAGAATTTTCATCTTATGGACCTTCTATTTATAAGAAACACAATCTTAAAGAAGTTGGTAATATGTTTATAGAAATTTCCAAAGCATGTAATAAGCATGTAGTAGAAGAAACGGCAGATTGGTTTGATAGAGTAACCGTTCAGCGTAATATGAATGAGTTGAAAAAGCAAGCTACACAGTTTCATAAGATTGCTAATGAAGCACAGTCGTTACAGGATAGGATGTCTGCTTTGTACGAGGATATGGGTAATGTTTTGAATCGTTATTTTAAAATAAACGAAGAACACGAACCTGGTCATGATGAAGATGATGAAGAGTTAAATGCTGGAAAAAATTATTAGATGGCTATCTACGTAAAGGTTATAGACGGTAAAATAGAGTACGCATTAAAAAAGTTTAAAAAGAAAGTTAAGGATTCTGGTTTACTTCATGAAATACAAACTAGACAGTTTTATTTAAAACCTTCAGCAATAAAGCGTGAAAAAAGAGCAAAGGCAAGAGTTAGAGCTCAAATGAGATCAAAAAAAGCGATGCTTTAAAATATATTACATATATTTATATCCAAATATAATGCACTCACATTCGTTGAGTGTTATCAATTAATCAAACCGATTAAAGTTCCCAATAACTTTACAATGTAAAATCTCTTAGAGGAGAATCCTTATGGATAAACTATTGCAAGAAGCAATTGCAGACGCAAAAGCAGTACGCGAAACTGCGTTAGCAAATGCTAAATTAGCACTCGAAGAGGCCTTTACTCCACATCTGAAATCAATGCTATCCAAAAAGCTACAAGCTGAAATGGAAGGCGAGGATGAGGAAGCCGATGACCCAGTAGAAGAAGAAATGGATTCTTCTGAAATCGGAGCCAGCGACAATAAGGAACCTGATGCAGCCGCATCAGAGGCCGATAGTCAAGGACCCGAAGAAGAAGGATCAGCATCCGAAGCTGGGGCTGAAGACGAGGAAAACGAAAAAACTTCTGATCAAGCCGTAGGTGAAAACATGGAACCCGGTCACGAAGATGAGGATGCTGATGAAGCACCTGATCAAGCGATGGGTGAACAAGAAGAGCCCGGTATGGAAGACGAAGAGGGTGATGAAGATCCCGATTTAGAAGAAGTTTTACGTCAACTTGAACAAGAAATGGGTATGGAAGATGAAGAAGGCGAGGAAGAAATTCCTGAACCTGAAGTTGCAGCTCCTGCAGAGCAGGACGAACCTATGCCTGGTATGGAAGATGAAGAAGGCGAAGAAGAGGCTCCAGGAATGGAAGCCGAAGATGATGATATCGACTTAGAAGAAATTATCAAAGCTCTCTCAGAAGAGGGTGAAGATGAAGAAGAAGTCGAAGAACAAGAAGAGCCCGAAGAAGATCCGGCTGCTGAACTCGAAGAGTATAAGCAAACGGTACAGTACTTACGTGGTAAACTTCAAGAAGTCAATCTTCTCAATGCTAAGCTTCTCTACACTAATAAGCTTTTCAGAAGCCGTAACATTTCTGAAACTCAAAAAATGAAAGTGATCGAACAGTTTGACCGCGCTGCTAACGTACGCGAAGTTAAACTTGTTTACACTACATTTGCTGAGTCGATGAAACGTAAACCGGTTAATGAATCTGCTTCTAGAAAAGGTCAAGCTTCTAAACCAATGCGTTCAACTAAATCTCGTAAGCCAATCATCGGTGAGCAGGTCAATTTTAAGACCCGCATGAAGAAATTAGCTAACATTATTTAACGGAGAAATTAATCATGTCATTCAAAAAACAGATTAAAGACGTTATGGGTGGATACAATCCGCATAATGTGTTGCTAGACTCGTCCCGCAAATTGGTCAACAAATGGGAGCCAACAGGCTTACTCGATGGCATAAAAAATGAGAGCGAAACCGCCGGAATGGCTGTGCTTCTGGAAAACCAGGCGCGTCAGTTAATCGACGAAGCTTCTCAAGTGGGAACCTCGGCAAATCAAGAACAATGGAGTGGCGTTGCCCTTCCGTTAGTTCGCAGGATTTTTGCTGAGCTATCAGCACAGGAATTTGTTTCTGTTCAACCTATGAACCTACCGTCTGGTCTAATTTTCTATTTAGACTTTAAATATGGTTCAACACAACAGGGTGGAAAATTACACGCGAAAGGTTCAGACCTTCACGGTGATACTTCCAGTTCTGGTGATCCAGCTGGCGGCATGTATGGTGCCGGTAAGTGGGGATATTCAATTAACGATGCTGCCGCATCCGTAGTTGTAGCCGCTGCAAACGTAGTGACTGCTTCAGTAGCTGATGTTAGATTCGACGCGAATCTTTCAGCTTCAGCTGCAGGTAACAATCTTAGGAAGCTTACTTTTACAGCTCCCGCAGATGCTGATACCGATGGTGCAAAAGCATGGGCGATCCATTCCGGATCCGCCGCTAGTAAGGTAATAACCCATTACCCAGCTTTTACTTCAGTTTCTGGTACTTCAGTATCGATGATCATCAGTGGTTCAGTTAGCGCTGCTGCAGATGAAAACATCAATATTGCGTATCATAAAGCTCCAGCCGAAACAAGTCGTGGTGACTTTGAAACCACGTTTGCATCCGAAGGATCTAATCCTGAAGAAACTAATGCAGGCATTCCTGAAGTCGACATTCAGATGCGCTCTATCGCTATTACAGCGAAGACTCGTAAACTGAAGGCCGTCTGGACGCCTGAATTGGCACAAGACCTCAACGCATATCACGCGGTGGATGCTGAGGCAGAACTGACAGCTATGTTGTCAGAGTACGTAACCATGGAAGTAGATTTGGAAATCATCGATATGTTGAAAACCCACGCTTCCGCAGCCACTGAATATTGGTCAGCTAAGGTTGGATACGAGTGGGGTGGATCAGCATTTGATACTACTTCCGCTAACGCATCCGCTTACACCAAAGGTGAGTGGTTCCAGACTCTTGGTCACAAGGTCCAAGCAGTATCTAATGCAATTCACAAGAAAACTCTTCGTGGCGGTGCAAACTTTATGGTGGTCTCACCTGAAGTTGCTACTATCCTAGAAGTAATTCCTGGATTTGCTACGGATTCTGATGGGGATCCTGGTAAGAGTTATGCTATGGGCGTACAGAAGATCGGAGCGTTAAACAGCCGTTTCGACGTGTACAAGAATCCTTACCTACAGGACGATCAGATTCTCTGTGGTTTCCGTGGGGCTCAGTTCCTTGAAACAGGCGCTGTGTATGCACCTTATGTGCCACTGATCTTGACACCCGTTGTTTACGATCCGACTAACTTCACTCCACGCCGTGGTGTGATGACTCGCTATGCTAAGAAAATGGTTCGTTCCGAATTCTACGGCTTAGTGAACGTCGCAGACTCAGGTCGCGTGTAATCTTTATTGCACATTGATCATAATTAAAGGGGCTCTTCGTGAGCCCCTTTTTTATTTTAGTGGTTACAAGTTCAGTTGAACGATATTTATAAACGGAAACGTTTCTAAATGGAGAAATAACAATGGCTGTACCTATATGGCAAGGAAGTAGCTCTTTTCAACCAGGAGCAACTCCTTACGGTTTTTATGATGCTGATACAGAATTTTCTGGTTCTGGAGCACATTCTGTAGATAGATTTGCAGATTGGGCCGGCAGACGACTCGGATATCCTATCGTTGATATCGAAATGCAATCGGGATCTTTTTATGCTTGTTTTGAAGAGTCAGTTACTGAATATAGTTCGCAAGTCAATCAATTTAACATTAGAGATAACTTACTTCACCTTCAGGGTCAAGCTACGGGATCTAATATTTCAGGTAAAAGAATAACGCCTACTTTGGGAAGAACTGTTTTTCTAAGCCAGCAGTATGGAACAGAAGCTGGAGTTGGTGGATATGTAGACTGGAAAAAAGGGAGTATCGATGTAGCCGTTGGAACTCAAGATTACGATCTTAACGCTTTGTGGTCTGCTGTTTCAGAATCTGGAAACTCTATCGAAATAAAGAAAATATATCACGATGCACCTCCAGCTGTTCAAAAGTTTTTTGATCCGTATGCAACTACTGGGTACGGAACAGCTAATTTTATAGAAGGATTTGGTTTCGGTCAATTTTCTCCAGCTACTAGTTTTGTTTTGATGCCAGTATTTGAAGATCTTTTAAGAATGCAAGCAATAGAATTTAACGACGAGTTTAGAAAATCTAGTTATTCTTTTACGTTGATAAACAATAAATTACGTATATTCCCGATTCCTACTTCGACAACAAAGTTATATTTCGATTATATTCTGATGTCAGAGCGTGATAATACATTGATAACGCCTGGTGGTGGGTCTGAAGATGTGATATCTGATTATTCTAATGTTCCGTACGATAATATAGAGTACAAGTTTATAAATGATGTAGGTAAACAGTGGATAAAAAAATATGGTTTAGCATTGAGTAAAGAATTACTCGGTAATGTTAGAAGTAAGTTTGGTTCTATTCCAATTCCAAATTCTGAAGTAGTGTTAGATGGTGAAACACTGAGATCGGAAGCGACAACTGAAAAAGAATCGTTGATAGCAGAATTAAGGGAAACGCTAGAACAAACTAGTAGGAAAATTATGTTGGAAGCCGATAGCGAAGAGAGTACACGTTTGCAGGAAAAACTTAATAAAGTACCATTAAACATTTATATAGGGTAGTCAGATGCCTGGAAGATTTTTACGGTCACGAGATTTAAACTTCTTTGATACTGTTAATAAGGAATTGATTGGAGATCCAAAATCCAAGAAGAATGGTGTCATAAATCAAGAAGTAGTCGTGTATAAGATTTCAACGTATGAAACTCAACCAAATCTATACGGTGAATCTTCGTCGGGTCGTGTTTACAAGAACGGAATAAAGTTAGCTTGTATTATTGAAGCTGCAGATTTTGATTATGAAATAACAGAATTCGGTCCGGATCTTAATCAAGATGGAACGTTTTCTTTTCTTAGACAATCTCTTATTGATGTAGATTTTGTTACAGAGATTGGAGATATAATTGAGTGGAATTATGCATATTGGGAAATAAACGAAATACAAGAAAATCAACTCATAGGTGGTATGCAAGAAAACAATCATGCTGTTATTTGCAATGCTTATTTATCAGAACAGAGTCGAGTTGGTATCGAAAGAATTAGAGCACACTAATGGCTAAAAAAATATCAAAAAAATTACAAACAGCTTCGGATAAAATAAACAGAGGAAGAGAAGTAACTAGGCAAGACGATAAGGTTAGAAATCCTAAAATCGGTTTGTTGGATATAGATTCTACTATTTTTTATTATTTTGAAAATGTTATCAAGCCTATAGTAGAAGAAGCCGGAGAACAGGTAAAGGTTCCTGTAATATACGCGAATCCCGAAAGATGGGCAGCTATTCAAAGGCAAGGACATATTCGGGATAACAAACGAAAGATAATGACTCCGATCATTACTTTTAGGAGAACTAATCTTACAAAAGACGAATCGATTCCAGTTGATAAGTTAGATCCTACTTCTCCAAAATTAGTTACAACTTATCAATCTAGGTACACTCAAGAAAATAGGTACGATAAACTTTCAGTAACAAAGGGAATATCTCCAAAGAGAGAGATGTTTAATGTTGCAGTTCCAGATTATGTTGTATTGAATTACGATTTTATTATATGGACTAGTTTTACTGATCAAATGAATTCTATAGTTGAGAAGATCAACTGGTCAGAGGGATCTTATTGGGGTGAACCTGGAAAATTTAGATTTAGGTGTACTATTGATAGTTTTGAAGATGCTAGTGAATACGAAGGTAACAAACGAAGTATAAAGACTAATTTTTCTGTTACCCTTAGGGGATATTTGGTACCGGATTCGTTTAACGATCTTATATTAACTCAAAAATTTATAACACCCAAACAAATAATAATTTCTGATGAAACAGATATTAATATTTTACCAATAACACATATTGATGATGAAGGTGCAAAGTCCATTAGAGTTGTAACCAATCTTGGTTCCGGAGGTGGTGGATCTTCGACTTCTGTTTCTACTCTGACTCTTGCACCTGGAGATAACATGAGTTTTACTGCGTTTGCTTATAATGGAGTCGGTGCAATATCTTCATTGTTAGCTACTTCTCTCGATCCTACTTTTTCTACGGTTACGTCATCGTTGGGAATACGAACGGCATATTTACATGTAGAAACTGGTTCTTATATTGGAGAGGATATTAATGTTATTGGAACGGGATCTTTTGGAAGATTAGAAACCGGTGCGATATCAGGTACAAGTCCACTTCAAGTAGACGGAGGATTGAATTTATCCGGAGATATGGCTATGACGGGAAGTTTAGCAGTTCTTGGGGATTTTATTGTTGATGGACAAACTACGTTAACTCAAGTTGATATAGATGAAAAAGCATTGGTAGTTTCAGGAGCATTTGCGATTGCAAACGCAGTTATAGGTGAACAGACCCAAAAAGCTAGAGCTGAAATAGAAAGCCTTGGTATTTTAGGTAATAGAACAGAGGATCTAGCACCCGTGTTAGATTTAGGTGATGGATTTCAATAAACTTTGATATTTATTAATAAATATGCAGGAGTGAATGGAGAATAAAACATGGCTCAAATTATAAAACATCGACGAGGTACGGCAGCCCAACTTAAATTAACTACTTTAGCGAAAGCTGAGTTAGGTGTATCTACGGGTTCAGTTGCTGGTTTAACCACTCCGGTTCTTCACGTAGGTGATGGAGCTAATGCGTCAGGATTTGTAGTTGGTAGATTACACCAGGGGGGAACGGTACCAACGTTAAATGCTGGAACTATTGGCGCGTCGTTAAATGACATTTTATTTCATGATTCTGCCACGTATAAACTGTACAAGTTAAACACGGCAGCGAATGAAAATTTAGATCTTACTGGTAATATTGCAAATAGAGCTATTACTGGAAGTTTAAGAACAACTGGTAATTTATATGTAGAATCTACAATCTCTGCATCTGGAGATGTAACAGCTTCTAATATTTATGCATCAGGAAATATACATGCTCTTGGTGAAATTATATTTGCAGCGGGTGCAGGCGGAACGATAACTTTAGGTGATTCCGCAGCAGATAATGTTGTATTCGGAGCAGATGTACAATCTCATATTATACCAGATGCAAGTGATACATACGATTTAGGTAGTACCGGTCAAAGATGGAATAACTTATGGATGAGTGGTTCCCTTACTGCGAACGGCGGTCCTCACAGTATACTTTCAGCTACAACAATTGATATAGATTCTGAAGGTGCTCTTACGCTTGATGGTGGTTCGATTGGTATTGGTACTGATGCAAATGTTGCTGTTGATTTTAATGCTTCTACGTTAGATATTGATGCGAGTGGAGCGTTAACAATAGATTCGAATACTTCTATTGCAATTGGTGTAACAGCCGATAAGCCCATAACTATAGAATCTAGTACGTTTGATTTAGATGCAGCTGGAGCGTTAACAATTGATTCAGCAACTTCTATTGCAATTGGTACGACAGCAGATAAGCCGATAACTATAGAATCTACTACGTTTGATATCGATGCGTCAGGAGTAGTTGGAATTGATTCAGATGGTGTAATGACACTTGGGGCTGCATCGTTTGACATAGATGCTGATGGTGGAGCGATAGCGATAGATGCAACAGGTGCTATAACGTTTAATGGTTCTTACGTCGACGTAGAAACTATAAGATTTACAGGTGATAATATTGGAATTTCAGGTGATACTGATTTACTCGTACTGTCTAGTGGTTTAGTAACTCTTAATGGTTCTATTAAATTAGATGATGCTGCGAATATTGGAATTGATTCTGATACTAATTTACTGACTCTTGAGGCGAATAAGTTAACGGTAGCGGGTGAAACTGAAACTACTACTTTAGATGTTAACGGTATAGCTGCTATAGCAGGAAATATAACGCTTGATAAGACTAACGCTCAAACCATAACACATACTGGAGCTAGTGGTAATTTAACTATTTCGTCTACGAATGGTAATACAGTAATTGAGAATGTTACCTTTGATGGAAATCACCTTACTATTCCAGGAAATCTGACTGTAAACGGTACTGAAACTATAGTCAATTCTTCTACGTTAGAAATTGGTGATAGGGTAGTCGTATTAAACACTCTTGGAGCATCGGGTGACGGTGGTGTACAGGTCTTAGATAAGGTTGGAACGGCACACACAGGATCGTTATTATGGAATCCTACCGGTGATTATTGGTATTCTGGAATAAGTGGATCGACACATTACAGAGTTCCACAGCAAACAAGTGCTGCAAATTTATTAAATACACAAGTTTTAATCGGTGATGGTAGTGGTAGAGTAACACAACCAGTAACGGGTGGAACGGTTGATTTTGTTGATGCCGATCTTACATCCGTGGACATGATTCAAGGTGTTGATTCCGGAACTCATATAGATTTAGGAACTACGGACTTAATAGAAACTAAGGGTAACGTACTTCCGAATACAACCAATGCAGATGATATTGGTTCCGATGCTAAGCGATATAAAGATTTATACTTAGAAGGTAATGCTGATGTAGACGGAACTCTCAATATTGAGGGAGTGGTTACGGCACAAGCTCTAATTGCTGCAACCAACGGTATTACGGTTACCAACACTACTGCAACTATTGCTTCTGATTTGACTTTGACATACAACACCAACGCAGTTGATAGAATAATGGTACATGATGGAGGAACGGATACGGTTGATTTTGTTCCGGCTCCAGCTAGTACTAGTACTAATGGAGATACTGCTGGAGAGTATGTAAGATGGAATGGATCTGCTTTCGAAATGTCTCAGACTATCGATGGTGGTTCGTTCTAATGGGAGATTTTTCTAGGGATGCTAAAGATCTTATGGACGATTTTGCAATTATGGGCAGAAAGTTTTCAAGGTTAGCACACGATGCATCTAGAGGGGGAGATAAAAGTACGAACAGACAGTTTGGCAAGGCTGTTAAGGCGTACCAAGATTTTTTTGCAGAATTAAAGAAGCTATATAAGCTATTGTAGTCTACAATTGGGGTATATACCCTACGTTAACATAGGAGCCGTTATATAATGGCACAGATAATTAAGCTTAGACGGTCGGCTGTAGAAGACCGTATTCCATCCACGGCAAACCTCAATTCAGGTGAGCTTGCTATAAACACGTACGACGGTAAAATTTACTTTGAAAAGAATGCAGGTAGTGCTGCAGTCGAAGCGGTTTTAACTTCAAATACTAGTACACCAATTTCTGGGTCTCTTAACATGTCCGGTTCTATGTCTGTTACCGGATCGATGAATGCAGTTGGAGGAAGAATTTACGAGGAAGGAACATCAGTAATTGATCATGCCACGGCAATGGCAATAGTTTTTGGAGGATAATAATGGCCAATATATTTAAAAATGCAGCTAAAGCAATCGGAAACTCAGCAACAACAGTTTATACGTGTCCAGCTGCAACGACAGGGGTTATTCACGCAATATACATTTCAAATATTCACGCAACTAACGATGCAACAGTGAATATTACGGTCACCGATACTAGTCAATCTAATACAGCTTTTCACATAGCTAAGAATTTATCGGTCCCTAATGGATCTGTAGCAATATTTGAAAAACCAATTAATTTGGAAGCAACCGATATTTTAAAATTAACTGCAAGTGCCGCTAGTACATTAGAAGCATTTGCTAGTATACTAGAAATGACCTAATGGCCGACGTTAAATACCTAGGAAAAAATATACTTAATCACGATCTTATTCTTAATAAGGGTAACGTAAGTGGTTCAGCTACTTCAACGGGTTCTTTTGGTCACGTAATAGGTACCCTTGCCGGAATCAGTATTGATGAAGCACAAGATACAACTATATCGGCACCATCAAACGGTCATATTTTAAGTTACAGTACAGCGTCTAGTAAGTGGGAAAATTCAGGAGCAAGTTCGGATTTGGTTGGGTTAGGACAGAAGTACGAGCATACTCAAGGTTCTGCAAACGCAACTTGGACAATAACACATGGTATGGGATTTCAATATCCAGTTGTTAGTGTTTACGATGATAACGATAAGCTAGTAATTCCAATGGAAGTTACAGCAACTAGTGCTAATGTTTTAACTGTTACATTTGATTCTGCTGTAGATGGAACAGCTATATTATCTACTGGTGGATCTCGCACAGCTGGTGGTCAAAATTATAATCACACTCAAGGTTCAGCAAACGTAACATGGACAGTGAGTCATAATTTAGAATATCAATATCCAGCGGTAACAGTGTATGATGGAAATAGTGATGTAATTATTCCACAAAGAATTAGAGCAACAAATGCAAACACCTTAACTCTTACATTCACAGAAGCTGAAAGTGGTTATGCTCACGTTTCAGTTGGTGGTGGTTTACCATATGTTACAGCAACAAATGCAGGAAAGTATTTAAGAGTTAACCCTGCTGGAGCAGGAGTTGAATGGACAGACAGAAATGAATTTTCTGGCAGTACACAGTATACCGGAAGCGTAGAAGTTACTCAAACCTTATCAGCTCAACAAGTTTCTTCAGCATTAATGACGTGGCCAGTAAACAATACTGTTGATTTTAATACAACGCTTGTAAGCGGGTCCACTACTTTAACGATTGGGGATAATGTAACAGTTGGAAATGGATATACAATGACCGTAGAGGATGGAGCAAGATGGCTAGTAGTGCCACCTTCATTCTTTGTAGCATAATGGAGATAAATTATCCTGTCACAATTACATATTAATACTTTAGCAGCACAATCAGGAAGTGTAATACACCTTTCTTCACATATAAGTGGATCATCAGCTTCATCGGGTTCGTTTGGATACTTGAATGTATTTGGTGATACAGTCATTGGAG